CATGCTCATAAAGTCCATTGACTTCGATTCTGCCATTTGCTTTATAAGGTCTGCCGGTTTCATTCCCAATGCAGCCGCAATTTTTTGTGGCAAAACAATACCCTGTGAAAATAGTGTCATTGCGTTCTCAAGTCTTGCAGCCCTGTTTAAATAAAAATCAGTACCTTCAAAAACAAACCTGAAACGATATGTCTTCGTATATTTATTTACCCAGTAGTTCATGAAATCATTGAACTGGTCATACAGGATAGTCATCATCTGCTCATCAACATTCAGACTGAGTTGAGTTTCGATGGCATTCGGTTTAATATTACTGGTGAATATCAGATTGGTATTAATACCGCTCATTCCCAGCGTGGTTCTTACATAACTATCATACATGGTATCATCGGGGTCAAAGCTAATACCCCTTACATTATTCAACGGTGCAGATGCAACCCGAATAGAATCCGAGATGGCACTTCTTACCAATGCCATAAATTTGCCGAGCAAATCCGGGCTAATGCCAATGCTATTTGCTACGGTAGCTTTTGCATTCTTATCGAGCATAGGTACTTCTCCCATGATTAATTTGCTTGCGGCAGCCATGCTGATGTTCTTTTGAAGATTGCGCATCAACGGCTGTAAAATCAAGTCATTAAACAAAGGAGAAAAATAAGGCAATCTCGTCGCCAGTTCAGGTGTAAGTTTAAAACAAACCCCTACGGTTGTAGGCACATCCACCCAATAAACCCAAGAACTTTTGCCCCTCAGTTCGGGAGGCAAACCCGGGTCATAATCTCGTGTTATATTCGCCTTTTCCCATATTTCATTAAACTTCTTTTTGAAGAAGGTCGGATACATTTCAATATCAACACCGGGCTGGATAAACCAGTACATGTTGAAACTGAATAAGAAACCACCGTCCCACCTGCCTGTTATTTTGCAATATTCAGGAGGCAATTCTTGTAAAACAAATTTATCCCCTGTATCACGGAAACAAGCGAAATAAGCATCGTTTCTTAACATTTCCTTTACGGCAATTCGAAACTCTTTTCTATATTCGAATCTGTTAAGGAATTTTTCTACAGCCCCAAGGTCTTTCTTATATTTTGGTGTGACATAATCATCTGCTTCTGCGCTTGATGTATGTGTCAAATCAAAAGAAAGCATGTTTCCCAAATAGGAGAGCAAACGCTTATAAACCATGCTGGATAGTTCGAATGATTGTGAGAATGCCTGTATCTGTGGCTCACTGCTTTTAGGTTCTTGCATTGCCTTATCGAGCATATCCTGTGTGGCTTGCATCGGGTTGAGAGTAATATCTCTCATTCTTCCGCTTACCAAATCAGGATTTAAATAGACGTTGCCATACATACCGGACATGGCCCTCGCGAACTCAATGACTGACCAAGTTTCTTCTGGCGTTATAAGTGGTTTATCGGCAAATTTTTCTTCCGAATTATTATCTTTTATTTCATCGTTTTCTGCCATTGTGCTCCTTTCTAGGACACAGTGAACGCTGCCAAAAATGCTTCTTCGTCAGTGTTGGTATCCCGGTCTTTTAACAGTTCAATATCGAGAAGAGAAACATAATAGTTAAGATAAGATACGGCGCTGTAACGGTCTTTCCGAGCGCCGGGTGGTTCTGTTAGTTTAAGTAAACCGCTCGATAATGCCATTTCCAATGCGATTGATTCGTTTATCAACAAGGTTGTTTGTAGATGTGCCTGTAACAAATAAGCCCTGATGCCCGTATCGTCTTGGTCTAATATATCATGATTGCCAGATTTTATCAAAAAATCCTCCTCGGTATTATCATCAACTAAAAATGTCAATAATTTTTTCTTTAATCTTTCCCTGAATTTTACTGCTATTAATGAATTCAATTGCGCGGTGGCAGAGATTGGAAAAATACACCCGTTTGCTTCTTTTCCAAGAGTTCTGGTTATTAGTTCTTCGTAAACCTTGTTATCAACATTCTCAGAATTCATTACGGTATAAGGTGGATATTCAACATTTCTTATCTCATCTTTTGTCACAGATGAGAGAGCGTCAAATACGCTGATACCCGCGTTCGCCAAATCTAGTACAATTATATCTCCCTTAAATTCCTCATATATTTGTTTTATGCGCAATGCCTGTAGACTGGTATTTTTGCCGTTATGGGATTCCATATAGCATATTTCTGCCAACCAGCCTTTCCTGCTCGGGAATAATCTTGCACAGGCTATAATTGTATTATCGTTTGTAGACCCGGCACGCATAGCCACATCCACCGAAACGATGCGCATTTCATCAGCCATTTTTGGTATATCGTAAATATTTTTTCTTGTTGTTATATAAGCCTCATCGGTTATTGGTCTCCAACTTCTTTTTATACTGCGATTAAATAAACCGAGTTTGTAAAAAGAATTCGTTGAAGAGCCATAGGGGATGTTGCCATATTCCATTAAGAAAGTAATCGGGTCGAGGTCTCTTTTTTCCTTTGCCATTTGCTTTTTGGTTTTTATACCATGATGCAGGGATATCCAGTAATCGAGGATAATGGCTTTTATATCCGGGTCGTCGTTCGCTATTCCTTTTATGAATTTCTTGGCTTCTGCCCACCATTCATAGGATTTATAGTAAACACTCGAAATGATGATTTCCAAAGGTTCTTCCCGCAACTCTTCTATTTCTGCATATTCTGGTTTTTTTAGATACGGGGGTTGGCGCGCAACCAAGAACGGACGAATGATAGAATCGATAATAACGGTTGGAATGAGCCGTCTTTCCTCAAGTACAGTCACATTTGCTCTATGACCCCTTCCTCCCTCACCAGAAACAACAACGTTTATTTTAGAACCATTTCGAAATACGTGTTCCCATTTATTCTGATTCGTTGTTATACTTAGAGTCTCCCTTGCGATATTTGGGTGTTCGTTACGCAAAGCAACGCATTTTTCTGCAATAATTAAACCCGCTTGCGCCTTTGTTGAAGAAGCAAGCGCAACGATTGTACCCGGATAAAGAATACAACGCGTAATTGCATATACGGCAATTAGCCAGCTTTTGGCGCTGGCACGCGATGTATATCCGACAAATTCGGTAGAGTGCGCCATTAGGTTTATCCAAAAACGTTGATAAGGATATAATTTGACCCCGAGATAGTGCTCAACGAAAAAAGAGGGAGAATCTCTGTAGAACGTAACCCAAGAGCGAATTCGATTTTTTTTGGCTTCGCTCATTCCTTTATCGGTAATCATTTTTATTGGCTCGTTCATTTTTGTATAATATTTCATATGCCTAAGAGGAGGAGAATCAGTTCTTTGTATTTTTTTAGTCATAAAGTTATTCCTCGTCTACTACCCCGTCGTCGATGCCTTCAAAATTAACCTGTTCGTCTCCAGTTAACGCCAAATCGTCCTCGTCTTTTTCCCCTTCTTCTACGTTAAAATCTTTACTGTTTGTAATAAAATTTTTCAAGGGTCTGACAAAATATTTTTGAAAATATTCCTCGGTATTACCCACATCGTGATATAAATCTCCACGAGGGTCGCTAGATAACCACTGTGCAGGTTCTTCTTTTTCTATATCTTGTATCCACAATCCAAAACTTTCGGTTTCTCCCTCACCAGCCTTGGCGTTTATAGCGTTTGGAGATATGGCGAGATTTTTCATTAGATTTTGTAATTCTGTAACAAGTTTTGATGTATCGCCTCCTGATAATCTTAACTTTTTTATAGAAAGCATAGTATAGCAAACTTGTTTTAATAAAACTACTTCCGCATAGGTGTCTGCGCTGTGAGTCTGTTTGAAGTTTGTATATTGTTCTTCCAAAAACTCGATTTCTTCTCTAAGTAAGTCTTTTCCCCAAAACGTGATAACATCTTGAGGAATGGGTATCTGTTTGGTGTCGATTTGCTTTTCGGTATATATTGTACCCACGTCTGTATAAGTTAAATCTTCTGCAAGAGATTTATCCATTGAGGGATTTGTGGCAACCAGCTTCATGAGAAATATAGAAAATATAGCATTAACCTTTTTCCCGTTATTTAATAAAGTTTGACAATGAAGTTTTGTTGCGTTCATTGCCTCGTTAGAAAACTTAACATTTAATGTGGTACACATTTTATGTATTGTTTTTTCCATGCTATTTGTTTCTAAAAATAATTTGTCATATATTTTTTGTGCACAGGTTTTACAGACCGAAATTTTTCCATTAGAATCAACCAATAAACCATCAACTGCTTTATAAAAATCTTTTTCTGGCAAAAATTTCATACATTTGCGGCAATAAAAAGAATCCTTATTGCTAATTTTATTTGAGTTGTTTATTTCTTTTTCTTGTTTCATTTCTTTTCTCTATACTTTCTTTAGAAAGATGTTTCCCATACATCGGATTGTTTTTTCCAGACATGCTTTTACTTTTATTTTTTCTCCATTCGTCTGATGGCGGCTTTCTCGGTTTTTTGATTTTCGGAGGCTTTGGGTCATATTTTTTTCCTTTTCCCTTATTCCACGGGATTTTTCCTTTTGGTTTTTCTTTTTGTTCTGGCGTTCTTCTTTTTCCTTTATTGGCTTTTGAAATTTTTTGTTTGGCCTCCTCAGGCTGAGGTTTTCCTAAATGTTTTTTATTTCCAATAGCTGATTTTGATATTTTTTCTCTTGTTTCTTTAGAACGTATCATCCCCCAAGATGGATGATTCTCTCCTGAAAAATCCGCGTGGTTTTCAGATGCCTTTTTTCTGCTTTCTTCACTCCATTTTATTCCAAAATTACTTTCCACGCACTCTCGGCGAATATTGTATAATTTATCGGGATATAAATCGATAAAAAATTGTTCATATCTTGTTAATTCAAATAATTCACAATAAACTAGGATTTTAAAAATAAAATTTTCTTTCCCATATTTATTGAATGCTCTTTGAAGGTGCTGATTTTCGTGTTTGTTGTTTTTTAAGGTGCTAAAATGACAACAAAATCTAGACTGCAAATTCGCACTTTGGCCTATATATTTATTACCGTTTACCAAATTTTCAATACAATAAATTCCGCTATTCACTTCATTTCTCCGTACTCCTAATAATAAGAATGGGAAGCGGGAGTCTCGTTTATCAGTCGGGTAATTATGCCAACCTATCCCATTCTTTACTCACATAACATAAAATTCGCATTTTATTCGGCGCAAGAAGATTTGAACTTCTTTTTCTTAAAGCAACCAGCACGCCTTGTTTTAAATTAATCTTATTAAACCTGAGGAGGAGTCGGAGGTACAACCTTGTCTATCTCAGCCTGTATTCCTGCAACCGTATCTGCAACCTGTTTGGTATTTTCGGCAATAGCAGCCATCAATACATTTTGCACATCCGTGGTTAATTCTTCCACCTTGCTGGCAGCAAGATTTTCCTGAGCGATAAGACCGTCCATGGCGGCTTTCAAAGCATTGATATCAATCATTTTCACGCTCCTTCTTTTTAATTGTCTAATTTTTATTTTTAGGAAAAAGACTTGTCATAAACGCCCCTAACAAGCCGCTGCAACTACCGTCTGCGGGGCTTGGGCTTGGGGCGGGGTCTAAAGGGAGTTCAACGGCGGTTACCGATTCGCCTCCATTTCTGAATATCAGAGTAAGGTCTGCTTCTGAGATATATGCTTTTCCGTTTATACCCCATGAATCATCCCATGAATTTTGAATACCATAAAGTAAATCTGTGGTAATTTCGTTTATTAAATATGCGTGCCCACCCGCTACATCTCCTGTAGGATGAATGATGTTATTTGAATCTGGATTAAACATATCGTTTGTCCATATCGTACCCATGATAACCGGGCCTTGTGTGAGCAACCAGTATTTTATCTCTGCAACTGATGCTGCAAACGCATAGGCATTTACTCTGTTTATATTCTTTAATACCTTTGCAATAGAACGCACGCTTGAACCATTTTCCTGATTTGGTTCACCGTCTATCACTTTACATTTATAATAAAAATCATGCCCGTCTTGACTGGTATAATTATCTTGTATAGGATTATTTATTCCAAAATCTGCTCCGCTGAACCCGACGCAATGCGGAGTTTCCCCTTGGTCTAAGGGCTGAGAAAGAAAATCATATTTCATGCTCGGGGGCACTTTTAGTTTATAAAAATCTTTTTCCATAAATAAGGAAAGAGGATAATCTTTTGCATCAAACTTAGAAGGGTTTCTGCCAAGTGCATGTCTCATTTTTGTCTCCTAATAGGAGGGAAGGGCTTTTTACAAGCCCTCCCCCATTAAATATTAACGAGGTGACTCAAAATATAAGTCAAGTTTTTTAATTCCATCCAATGCACCGGCAGGGGTATAATAAGAACCGCCAACGGTTACAGCAGCAGTTAAACTGCCAGCATCATGTGCTCCACTGAGCAAGCCATCGATAAACAGATAACTATAAGGAACAGCAATTGGAAAACCGATTTTATTGAGCACACCGACAGTAACCGTATCACCCGGATTAGTCAGAGCCGGGAATACAATCGATGTGACAGAAGCGAATACTTTTACGCCCGGTACGGGAGTGGCTGCATTCAAAGCAATTGTGTCGATGATTGTAACACCGGCAAAATCTTTACCGGTGATTACAACATTTCCGGCCTCGTTTAATGCATTACCTGAAATTACTAAAAGGCGCGGTACATCCGGTTGATGCGTAAAAGTTGTAATAGTTTGAGTAACACCTGTTAACGCTACAGCCGTGTGAATATATGTGGCTGTGCCAAGAACCGGCGTGGTTTCATACATTGCTGTACTATAACCCGTCAATGTTACACCGCTCAGATATACCGGGCTGCTGGTTTCCAGCGCATTAATGCGAGAACCGAGGCTTCCACGCGTTGCATTCACATTCATTCGGTTCAAGTCGTTTATTTGTTTAGCAGTTAAATTAGCCATTTTGAATCTCCTAAATTAACGTGCTGCAACATAAAATAGAGTTAATTTTAATGTACCATTAAAACTTGCCACATTACCAGAAGTGAAAAGTGAACCGGCAACAGTTGTTGCAGCAGTAGCTGTACCACCATCTGCACCACCACCGTGCGCCAAATCCCAATATGCGCCCAATAAGAGCGCAGTAGCAGGAAGGGCACAGGTAAAGCCAAGAACGTTTTGTATACCGACAGAAACAGTATCAGTAATAGCAACATGCATAATAGGCAAGATAATCGATGTTACTGTTGCAAAAGCTTTCGTGCCATTTCTTACACCATTACCGTTTAAAACAATATCCTCGTGCATAGCTACTCCCGCTGCATCTGTTCCATAGATAGTAACGGTTTCGTTTGCTCCACCCGTATTGCCTTTGATAAGCAGTAAGCGAGGCACATCCGGGCTGGTGATACCGGTCAGGATGGTTTGAGCAACTGCGGAAAGATTTGTTGCTGCCAGAACATAGGTTTGTGTAGTTACTGCTGGTGCAGATTCGTATTTTATGATATTTGCCGGAGAAAGAGTTCCGGCAGTCGGGGTGGA